CCCTGCAAAGATAGTTCCATTGCCTGTTGCTCTGGTTGCTTTTACGTCTGTTGAAAAACTCATTTTATTCTCCTAAAATTAGGGGACATTGCTGCCCCCTTGATTGATTAACCTAAGTTAGTATTTTGTGAGTATAAAATAGTTACTCTCATTTCACCAGCGTTTGTTGCTGCTGAAGTAGTTACAGTTAACTTGATGTCAGTTGAACCTACATCTTCCCAAGCTAATGCTCCACCAGCTTGTGTAGTTGGTCTGATTCTACCTGCGTTTGTTCCACTTGCAAAAGTGTTAACAATAGTTGCTGCTCCACCTACAGTATCACCAATACTAATATTAGTAGAAGTGTTAGCTGCTGTAATCATGTCGAATACACAATCTATAATCTGTGAATTTGCTGGTATTACTACACCTGTGTCAGATGCAGATACTGCACCGCTTGATAAATCTACGGCAAATGTTTGTGACATTACAACTTGACCAGTATTCTTTACGTTTTTACCTAGGTCAGTTCCTGTCGTGTCTTTAATTGTACCCGCTTTAATCGGGCCTGAAAAAGTAGTTGATCCCATTGTCTTACTCCTTGTTGTTCAGTCTGCTTTCGCAGTCTATGGGTTTAAAAAGGGGGCAGTTTTTACGCCGCCCCCATAGTGTTTAGGATGGGTTTGAACCCCAGATACCTCTCCAGTCAGAGAACCCAAATGAGTATCTCTCTCTAGCTTTGTATCTTACATTTCCTGTTTCGAAGTCACCTTCCATTGAAGTGTTGATTGGTGATCTTGTGAACATCTTCATTCCGTGTGGAGAATCTGTTCTGATGAACCAACGCTTCTGACCAGTGAATCTGTGGTTAATGTGGTAACCGCCTGGTAGCATCCCTTTAGATACTAGTGCGTTTACATCATTGTCTGCAGTTCCAGGTCTGTACGGAGACGCCATTAGTCTTTCCGCAACAAACACAAGTTGTCTTGGAATATGCAAAGTTTTACCTTGTAGAGCGATTGGAATATCTCTATCATCAGTAAATCCTGCGATACCAATTAATGCATCTTCCAGAGATGTTTCTGAAAGTTCTGCTTGTGTTGTGAACGTATTTGCTTGTGAAGCACCACTTTGTAGTGGGTGATCAGTAGCTGCTAATACTTTACCGTCACCACCTAATTGTGTGCCAGAAAAAGCATTGTTGAATACGTTAGCTGCTTTAGTTTGTTTAGCCGAAGCCATTGATCTAGCTAATGCTTTCGTTAGTCTGGTAGACATCTTGTCATAAAGATTATCTTCCATAGCTTCCTCAGTAATTGAGAACGCCATAGCGATAGTCTCATGATTGTATCTTGCTACCCAACCTTCTCCAGTATCAGCATAGTTCACTGCTTGACCTTCAAATTTTACAGAAGCTTCGCCAAATCCTGGAAATAGGACTTCTTCTTCGAAAGCTCTGTTTGATGATTCCTCATCGAATAGTACGGCATGCTCGTTTTCGTATCTGCTATATTCAGTTCCGAAAATCGCGTGTAAGCCAGGTACTAATTCTTTAAGGATCTGACCTCTTGATATAGCCATAATTATTTACTCCTTATATTATATACCTGTAACGCCTGTAGCGCCGTTACGATGTTGGTGAGTGTTAATTCTAACCATGATATCCATTGCTGTTCCTGCAGCTGTGAATCCTAAATCATCTTGCGCACTACCTAAAATTTGTAGTGGGAAAGTGTTTGTAGTATTCTTTGTGCTTGAATCAGCTACTAGACCTGATTTGAATGTTACTGTTGAGCCAGTAGGGCCTGCTACGATCTGTACGTTTTTGCCCACATCTGCAGCAGCAATAGCTGTAGCAGCTTGGTCTGCTTGAATCTTAAACAAAGTGTTTGGGTCATCATAGACAAAGCATTTAAATTTTGCTTTTGCAACTGTGCCTGCGGCAATCGAACGTACAAATTTAACGTCCCCACTTGAATTATCTGCGTACTCAGCACCCCAGAATACACCAATAACTGCTCCTGGAGAAGCTCCAGCCATGTCAGTTACGATGTTTCCAGCAGAGTAAGTTACTAAATCGCCTTCAAAAAATGCTGAAGGTGCAGTAGCAGCTACTCTATATCCGTTTCCGTCAGAAAAATTATTGGCTCTGATTGTTCCCCCATTAGCTTGTCTAATTGGTTCTAATCCATATCCTGCCATAATAATCTCCTTATTGCAAGTAGTTAATTAAATCCTTCTCAGAGCCACTATAAAGTTACTCTTCGAATTTTGGTTTTGATCCAGATCCCTGCGTGACAGAAGATTTTGAATCGTCAGATACTGGCATATTTGGGTTTTGGTTTTTCATATATTCAGCGCTATATGCATTACCCATTTTTCTCGTTTGATCGTCGTAGTACGCTTCTTTCTGTGCGACAAAATCCTTAGTGTTTTTCATAAGAATTAAATCTCCAGATCTAACCGTACCTGCGTGTTTACCAGCAGATAGCACGTCAGCGTGAAAGTCTTCTCCTAGTTCCCCAGGTGTGACTGGCACGTATCCTTCGCGCAATCTTTCATGAACATTTGAATCATCTGGTGTATTTAACAGTTCGTGTCTTACCCAGATATATTCCATACCTTCATCTTTTTTTCCTTCGGGAATGTCCAATCTTTTTAAAGGTTCCCAAGGTTTACTTCGAGGTGCCGAGTCCCGACTTTTACGGCTGCTTTTTGTTGCTTGTGTCATTTCTAACCTCCCGCCTGTTGGCGCACTTTTTGTCGCGCATATTCTTGTAGAGAAACTCCTAGTCTGTTAGCCATATCAACTTCTGATTTAGATAACTTAACTTGGTTTTTCCCGATAGCAGAGCGCGTTCCGCTCAAAACTGGTGGAACTTTTTTAGCTGCTTTATTCTTGAATCGTTCTGGGAACTCTCCTCGAATACGAGAATCCAATTCGTTATAGTATTCATCTGGACTAGTTGATGGTACAATACCTTCATCAACTAATTCTTTATGAATAACCATAGCTGCTTGGGTCATGATACGATCTTTAGTAGAAGATCCTCCAAACCACTCATTTCGTTTTTGCCAATTTAAAGCTTGACGATCTGGTGCATAATCCTGAGTAGGTTGATTTTCTACTTTAGGTTTACTTTTTGGTTTATCTTTTTTAGATGTATCAGACTCAGCCCTTACTTTGTACTGCTGTGCAATTAAAGTTTCTGCTTTGACTGAAGCTAAAGCATCTTGTGCTTTAATTTCTGAGTCAATATCTCCTGCTTCTTTTGCTGTTTTGAGTGCAGTTAAAGACTGTTTCTCTTGGGCTTTTAATCTTTCTATGTATGAATTAATAGCCTGCAACTCGGAATCTTTAGTACGAGATTGAAGCGATTCTCTTTCAGAAGTCCAAGTTTCTTCTTGGTCCTTCATTGCTTTGAGTTGTGCTTCTAACTCTTTTTTCTCTTTAACAAGACGTTTGATTCTTTTCTCAGCCCTCTTGCCAAATTGTTTTTTATCTTTAGATTCCTCCTCATCTTCCGAGCTTTCTGTATCTTCTTCCTCTTCAGACGGTTCCTCGTCTTCAGGTTCTTCTTCTACAACTTCTTCTGATGGGACTGGAGCTTCCTGTTCAGGTTGCTCTTCAGGTTTGGATTCTTCCTTACCTTCAGATTCTTCTCCTGGAAGATCAACAATTATTTCTTCTTGTTCTTCCTGTATATCTTCTTTTTTATTTTCGTCTACCATTTAGACCTCCTTCGGTTGCGATCCGCGTATCTCGCTTTCCGAATATTGTATACTAAATGGCAGATATATGCAAGTCTATTTGTGGGATATTTTTGTAGGATCTAACACTACAGCCACAACTTCATCGTCATTTATGAGTGAATACTCCTGTCCTTCGTGTTTTACTTTGAGTCCTACATACTTTCCTGTAAGAACCCAGTCCCCTACTTTGCACCATTTAGTTTCTTTATCATGGTAACAATCAGATCCCATATCAATAACTTGTGATACTACGCATGAAAATTTAGCTGCGTCTCTAGATTCGTCAGTTAATATTATGCCCCCTTTAGTCTTTTCAGATATTTCTCTGGGCTTTAATAATATTCTATATCCTGATGGTTTTGGTAACGTCATACATTTTCCTCCTTGTATAGTTTTCTAAACTCCTCAGTGACCCTAGATTTCATATCTTCTAAGGTATGAGATATACCTAACATATATTTATATGATGCAAAATCATCTGCTCCTACACCAGATATCTGATCTTTATTAGCAGATATTGCTTCATCTAATACATTTAGTAACCTGTCTTTTAATGCACTTGCATCCATATTGTCTCCTGTTAGAGAGGGGCACAAGGCCCCTACCCTTATTTAATGCTTACTGTTTTAGGTTTCTTTTCGTCTGGTACAATCTTTTCAATATTTATTGAAAGTAAACCATTGTCCAACTTAGCATCTTTCACTACCATATCATCTGCTAATGCAAATGATCTAATAAATGATCTCTGCGAAATACCTTTATGCAAAATATCTTTATCATCAGTCTTTTCTTTCTTAATAGATTTAACTGTCATAGTGTTATCTGCATATTCAATATTAATATCAGCTTTGCCAAAACCAGCTATAGCCATTTCGACTACGTAATTTAAGCTATCAACTTTTCTAATATTGTATGGTGGGTAGTTTGGTGACTCAGTGTTTATATCCATGAGTCTATCTAATATTGAATCGAACCCTACTGTAAATGGTTTGTACGGTTCCCAATTTATAATATTCATATAACCTCCGTTAAGCGTTATGTTGTGATCCCATTATGGCGATCGGTGTTATTATAACACGTTATTTATTTTTGTTCAAGGAATTTGTAAAAATAATTTGTATCATCACCCGCAGTCCATTTACTTACAGATTCTACATTATATTCTATAGTAGATACTTTAAAATCTGGTTGTTTTGGTTCTGATGGTGTTAATGATTTATCATAAAATAAAGTTCTATTATTAGGTTGTGCCGCAAAATGACCATTATCTAATTCTATAATATTAAAAGATTTATGTTCTGCAGGAACTTGTGAGTAGTTTATATTAGGTAAATTGTGATCTGCATGGCAACTATCTATTGTAAATAAATATTCACCTTGATACCATTGCTTTGCTGGTGATAGATATTTAGCCCTAGGGGGCACAGTTGTTTTTTCTATTACTGTGATGTGATAGCTAAAAGCATCCCATAGTTCTAGTTCTTCTAATGGAAGATCATCTTTAACATCAGGGGAATTAACAAAAGCACTGATAGGGAGCTTATCATAAAGAGCAGCATATTCTGGCAGATACGTTTCAAAGTAGAGCGCTCTACCCTGGATTGACTTAACAGTAGCCCAAACACCTTCTACGTATTCTCCATGTCCTTTTTGATGATCATATAAATATTGTTTCTTAACATAAACTTTTACAGGTGGTACATTGGCAACTAAAAATGACATTACTTTTTACCACGAGCTTTCTTTAATGCTTCTTTACCTCTCTTTGCTATTGCAGCTTGTTGTGTCTTGCCTGCTACTTTAGCACGTTGTTCCACTACAGTCAAGATTTGAATCTTACGTGCATATGGTTTATTGATTCTTTTTACTTTGGCAACTGTAGCTCTTGCATCTGCTGGTGTTGCATATTTAATACTAACTGTATCTTTTGGATTTTCATCAGTATATAATCTACGACCTGAACCTTTTGGTTTTTTACCTGTTCCTTTTTTAGGATCTTTTCTTTTTACCACTTAGATCTATTAGCCCAATATGCCGCAGACATTTTACCTTTTGCAATATTTTTTGCATGTCTAGCTTTAAATGATTTTCTTTTCTTTTTCATTCTATCAGACTCTCCTGCTTTAGGTTTACCAGCTGTCTTTGCACCTTGCTGACCATACCTAATTGTTTTAACTTTGTCACCTTCTTTGGCAACTACAATATGTGATTTCTTAGGGTGATTAGGAGTACGTTTTGGTTTATTAAAACCTGTAACTCCTGCACGTTTTAGTCTAGGATCTTTAGCCACTATCTATACTTCCTTACTTTCTTTGCAATCCCTTTCGGTTGCTTCACAAACTGTTTGCCCTTTTTTGTTCCTTTTCGCTTTGCTCGTGTCGTTGCCGCATACTCCGCAGATGACAGAGCTTTGATCGCTTTCTCTGGTAGATACCTTTCCCCAGTAACGCTTGATTTCTTCCCAGACTTCGTTCGCCATTTTTGTTTGCCCCAATCTTTTAAACTCTTTTGCGATTTAGCTAACTTTTTAGCCATCCCAATGTCTCCTGATTGTATCTAGTTTATCTTCAGCATCAGCTATATTTCCCATAAGTTTATCTATCTCCTCCAGGTGTTGGGGATGTTCCCCAATACCCACAGGATTTGATAAATAAATATTTATCGTAGTCTTAGCCTCAGCTATCTGAGCCTCGTACTTTTTACTAAGAGCCTCTAATATTTCTTCTTTATGCATTAAAAAATAATGATAAGTGCAAGTATAATTACAGCTGCTCCTAGAATCTTTTCTTTCTTAGAACTATCTTTAATCATACTCCAAATACTTTTTATCTTATCCATGAGTACTCCTATTTTTTCTTCTTCTTTTTAAGCATCATAAAATCTTTTTTACTGATTTTACCATCCTTGTTTGCGTCTATTTTGCTCTGCTTACCTTTAAGTTTCTTAGCTTTTTTAGGCTTGTTCTTTTTAGCAGCAGGCACTTTCATTGCATATCCTGGCATTACTTATATCCTCCTCCAGCTTTTTTATAGGCCTTGGCCAATGCTTGCGCCTTCCTAGCACTCCATTGTCCCGCGCCCGTTCCATGTGAAGCTTGTGCTTTAATACGATTAAAGATTCGCTTCCTTAATCCAGGCTTAGTATAATTACCAGCTTGGTTAACTTTTGATTTACTTTTTGCTTTTGCCTTTGCCATTTTTCAATAGTCCTTTCAATACTTTAGATTGACCAGCATGAGCTCTTGATGCTTTGTTTAACATCTTAGAAACTTTTTTAATTTTATTTTTAGCCGCTTGTTTCATTAACCTCTCCTTACTGTAGCGTTTATAATACCTTCAACATTAGATGTCATATCTGCTGCTGCATCCATGCCCATCTGTGCTTCTTTTAGTTTACGATCTTGATCTTTGTTTTCATCATCAATCATTAATTTGCTTTCTTGTAAGTCCATCTTATCTTCATGTACTTTCATATCGTTCATTAATTTTTGTGCACGTAAAGCTAAATCTTTTCTTTGTATATCTAACTGTTCTTCAGCTGGAGTTTTGTTTTCACCAGCCATAATTTTTTGTTTCTCTTCATCAAACTGATTTACTTTGTCAGCAGCCTGTGCAGCCATTAGTGCAATTTGATTTTCCATTTCTGGCGGCATCTGTTGTCCAGACATAATCATTTGTTGTGCTTGTGGATTCTGAATCATCTGTGCCATTTCTTGCTGATACTTAAGTGCTAAGTGATCTTGAATATGTGAAGCTAATAACT